TCTAGGAAGCGATGGAAATACATCTATAAAGTATTTACAGTCTTTAAACACAAATAAACCTGCTTTTTCTCGGTGTGGATTTGGTTTGGCTGCGCTTAGATAATTACAGACTTGATGCCATCCAGCAATGCGGCTGCCTGCTTTCTTATCTGATCTTAACCAGCGTACTCCGTCATATACAATATTACCCACCGTGATAGGTTTCATCATATCTGATGCAATACAATTACAGTTCTCTACGTTCCAAATAGCGGTGTCAGCATTACCCGGCACAACTCGGCTATATATCCCCCACATTAGCTCACGTTCAATAATTCCTTTAGATATGTCAATAGCTAGTAAATGTAAACCTTTATTTAACTTACCTTCTACGCAACCGTACCATTCATAAATTAAGAATACATCACCTTTGATTGTACTTCTAGTCTTACCGTTGCGTAATTTAACATCACAGCCGTCAGATGTAGCAAACCACAATACAGAGAACGGATGCGAACTACCCCAATCGAATGAGCGGTCTATAGTCCATGCTGATGGAATGTCAAATCGCTCCAACACGTTATGTTCATGACTCCAAGCGTAACTAAATCTACCTGAATCGTCATCGAAACTCCAATCACCAAGTGTCCAAGCAGCCTTTTTAACAGGGTCTTCGATTGACTCTAACTGCGCAATATAATCAATTGATAATTTTGTGTTTTCTTTATAGCTAGAAAATATACGACATTGCGTTTTAGTCACAATCTCGCTCATCTGTGTTCTAGGGTTAAATACTTTTATTTCTTTTGATACAATTTCACCACGTTTAGTGTTATCCACAAATCGCTTTTTAACCCACCATTTACCAGCCCCAGATGGATTTGTTGTGGAAAATATACACATTGGTAATTTTGGTAATAGCGTTCCATTTGGTAGGGGATAGTCTTCAGGCACAAAAGATGTTCTATTAACCGTCATCATTGCATCATACACATCCGATGTATTATGCTTCGTAAGTTCGTTAAAACTTACGAAGGGTAGCTCAAAACCGTGTAACTTGGATTGATAATCATCCTCTGTGGCAACGGCTCGGAATAATAGGCTTTCTCCTGTCTTCCACACAAATTTATAATCAGTCTTAGATGCGTAGAATTTACAACCATCGTCAAACCTATAGAACCATCGTTTTGCACGAGCGATAATATCATCTAAAGCTGAATATTGAATATCGATGATAGCACCTGTCCAAAATTCCCCATACCCTAATCCGACAGATTTTCTGAATCGCATGAGTGAAACGTCGGTGTTATGCGTTATCACAAAATCATCAATGACAAAACAATGTTCAGGATGAGATACTTCAAAGCACACTGCATCAGATAATCGAGTTGGTGTTACGGACTTAACACCTCTAGTTAAAAACTTAGTCTGTTCTGTATATTTAGATGCTTTCCTTGATAATCTGAAAGGGTTGAATAAATTATGGTGTGAAAAAGCGACAGAATAGTAAGTCTCTCTTTTAGTATAGGAGTTATTTTTGCTAAACTTAGCGAGTGAAATTCTACCGAAACCACCTAAAGACTTAACTAAATATAAAACTCCTTCAGCTAGATTCTTGCTGATTGATGAGAATTTAGAGCTTGCTCCTTTAGAATAATTACCATCTGTATCCATCAAACCTTGTAAGAAAGCGAGTCGCGTTTCTCTATCGGAAGTCAAAATCCCTTTTGGAATTTCTTTAAATTCAGCTGTTTTATGACCACCTAACGCTTCCATCCAACCAGAATCTTGACTTTTGGGACTGACTACTCTACGAGTAGAACAGTTTGAATAAGCGCATTGTTTCCAACCGTGATTATTAGTCATGTGGTCTAAAATTTCATCATCCACAGAATATAGTGTCACATGGGACGAACCAGTTGTACCGTCACCTAACAACAATCCTAGTGCATACGGGTCTTTTCCTTCCCATTTATCACCAAATTGAATCGCATTAGTTAGATAAGGAACGCTTACTTTAAGTGTGGGATTTAACAAATCTTCCGTAGTCCTAACTTTCCAACCGTCACGATTTCCATTTTTAGCACATTTAGTGAGCCATCTATGTGCTAGACCACACTCGATAGTAGTGCCATCATGAAACTCAACAGAATACATTTGATGTTGAATATGAGGGTAAATCCCTAATATATCGGTAAGCGTACCGTCAATAGCGGCGAGTTTATCAACCATAGTCACATCACCTGCTGCTTTCCAACCACCGTCTGTCAATACCGGTGTATCATTAGAAATCTCCTTGCCCCCTGCTCGCGTTCCTTCAAAAAGAATTTCACTGGCTGGACAAGACATAGCCAACGACTGTGCTGAACCAATAGGTCGCCATATCTCACGATATTTACTCGGTACAACTATCTTAGACATATCATGTGGAAGAACTAAGCCGCTCATTCAAATGCACCTAAATCAGCAGTGATGCTATCAAAATAATCAAGTTCGTTCTGAAGTCTAAATAATTTATCATCTGAAATATCAACCATATCTAGTATATCTCTAAGTATGTAAGCATCTATAGATTCATCACCGTAATCTAAATCAAAATCATCCATAATTAAATTTTGATTAAGGGATTGCATTGCGAGTATCTATCACAGTAATCTTGTTTGCTGATTTTATTTAACTGAATACCGAATCCGAATATCCCATAAATATCAATTAAATCCGCCACAGATACCTTAGTGAAATGTCCTAGCATAATTAAATCAATTGTTCCGTTATCACGAAACTTAGCTAAAGACTGCTTCTGTGTAAACGAAAATCTTTTATGCGTAGTTAAATTATCGATTTCGATAGTTAAATCGTTTGAAAGTACCTGCACGATAAATTCTTTGTAATAATCGTCATTCGATAATTTGTTTAAAAAATCCTTATCTATTTGTTCTCTCGTATTGTTTTTTTTCACAGTGAAGCCTCTAATTGTTTGTGTAACGCTACTTGTGACGCAACCGCTTGTGTTGACCATGTGTCAATAGGTAAGGATGCGGGAACTACCATTACACCTGAAGCAAACTCATCGTCTTGGTTTGATTGTTTCTGTACGTTTAGCCCCATTAAGGCAGTAATTTCTTTTGAAGCGGCTATGCGTGCTGCCTGTGATACATCTGTGCCGTTGTACTTCACAATATCTAAAAGCTGCTTAACTAACTCCTTGCGAAGCATTTCCATATCATCTAATAATACATCTTTATTAGTTTCATAGTCTTTTAGCTTTAATTGGAAGTATTGGGTGTCGAGGAAACTTTGAGCTACTTGTTTAGCGTAGGTTTTACTAATTCCGCAACGTAGTGCGGCTTTTTCAGGGTCTTTATCGTACACAAATTCAAGCAAGAAACGATTCATCGCATCCTTATCAAACTCAGAAGGTTCGTCCTGTCGCATCGAGATGTCTGGAGCAAGTGATTTATTCATAGGAGCATCTAGTAATTATAAGTTAACGGATGCTATCACATATAGATGGTAAATGTCAATTGTTATTTGATAGAATAAGTCGCTATGGATATTTCATAATAGCAACTTATTTATTTCGTTTTTTGAAAATAGCAGCTTATTTATTTCGTTTTTTGAAATAAGTATGTGTATAGATAGAAACCACAATACCTAATGCACCGCCTAGAATGAAAAGTATTGTGCCTATGAGGTCAGCGTTCGGTGTTAATTTTAACGCTAGGACTTGACACAATCCGATGCCTAATGAAGTGATGAATGATTGTAGGATAACTTTGTCCCTGACAAATTGCGACTGTAAACCAAGCAGGAATACAGCCACAAATGCGGATAGGAATAGTGTTATGCTAGATTGATACATCACAATGTGATAACACCATCTAATGTTTCAATATACACAATATCATTAGTTTCAATCCAAACGTGTGCGCCACATGATAGCGGTTTGTCTGGTCGATAAACAACTTTACTTTCACCTTTAAAGGTCATACCCATTCCATAAATAGTGTCTTTGTACGTTTTACAGGTGATAGGTGGATTAGTTTCGTTATTCTTACGATTTGCCTTAATGACGTGCTGATTTATATGGATTATGCGTTTCATTTACCTTTCCTCCCGATAATAATGAGTTCCGCCGAACATCGCCAGCTCATTCGTAGTATCACAGTAATTATGTATCACTCGTTTCGCTTTAGTGTCCACAATGGTGTAGCAAAATCCATTCGTCCAATGTTGATAGTCCTCTGTATAAGAAGCATCTATTATACAGGCTGAACCTAATTGTAGGTGATAAAATGAACCGTAGGTATAGTTGTAATCAGCAAAGGTAAGTTTTCTGTGGTGATGTCCAAAAATGCTCGGAATACCATGTTTCTTCACAGTTGGATAGTGTCCTATTAAAAGACTGTCACCAATCACAATGTAATTCTTCTCCGTATCTTTTCTGATACGCGATTCTTTGTAGTTTCCAAAGCTAAGTGTACCAACAAAGTTAATCTGTAGCTCGTCTAAGCGTAATATAGCTGATGGAGTGATGTTTGAGAATTTATCTAAGATGTCCGCGAAGTAAGGTGAGTTTTCAGATAAGTGCTTAAATAATCGCCCGCAATGATTACCTGCAAGTAAGGTTATTTCTGCATTAGGATTCAATACCCTTAATTTAGATAAGAAAGCGTGTACCCATACAAGCTCATCTAATGCACTGTGATTTCTAGGGTCGTGATTATAATTAGAGAAGTGCGGAAAATCAAAAATATCGCCTGCAATAACTATATGACTCGGCTGAGTTCTAACTGAAACATCAAGAAAAGTGTCGATGGTGAATACATCAGCAGAGGTAGAATGTATATCTGATATAGTAAGTACAGTTTTGTATCTATCAGTGTTTTCAA